GTGGTTTTATGAGACCAATGGAATTGCTCATGTAGTTGTCCACAACAAAGAATATTTTATGGAAGGATGGGGTTATCATGAAGGGAGAGTGATTAGACCTGCATGCAATCTCTTTGTAATAGTGTGTAGGAATTGCAAACTTACACACAAGGTGAACAACAATCAATTTGCTGAATTGATGCAACCTTGTCAGTCATGTGGGTTCCGAAGTAGATGGGTCACAAGTCATCCAAGCATCAAAAGGGTTGGTTGGGAACTAGACTCAGATTCTGACTTGTACAACATCACTAAACAACCAGGCATCTTGAGTCTAACAGCTATTGAGGATCCTGAATATAGAACAGTCGAGCCTAGGGTATCTTTCCAGATACTCAATCTTGAGGGAAACAAAGAGTTATCCTCAAGTTTCCTGTCAAGAGGAGGGGATCCTAATATAGCCACATCCTTTGATTACAATTACACCCTGTCTTTTGATATTGAGACAGAGAAATTGTATGAAATGCCCACACACCTTAAGACAGCTGCAATGCATGTGGGTCCTCTCCATATGACCTTTAAAGAGCTGAAAGCAATTAGACATGACTTTGTTGCTACAAGATTATCTGTTAAGACAGACACTCCTTTCAGTTCCTTGGGCATACTCACCAATTTGACACCAGATTTCATTGATAAGCAGAGGAATTCTGTGTTAGAGTTAGCCACAAATGCCTCTGGTTTTCCCAAAAGCATGGAGTCCTCATATGTGGATAAACGACTGGCTTATGAGTCTATTTGCAAGGAGCATGGATTAGAATATTTGATTGTTGTGGTGAGTCCTTTCTCCATTCTGACCAACATGTCAATGGAGAATCAGACAGCAGAGGATCTATGTGTGAGGTGTCGGGTGGGTTTAAATCTAGAGTCATTAGTGGAGGAGTTATTTGATGTAAGGTTGACAGGGGATGAAGAAGATATCAAAGGCAGTGAATACATCAGATCAGCATTTGAAGATTTTGATGTGGGTCTTGAGTTGCCAGAATGGTACCATTTCAACAAGGAATTGTTAGAACTAAATAGTCCATTAAGTGAGGAAGAAGAGGATCATGTTAAGTCAATATTAAACAAGACATTGCTTAAGAGTCTTTCTGGCAAGGCACATGAGCCAGATCCTAAAGCTTTACATAAGTATTTGTCCAATTTCACTGATGCCAATTGTCAGAAGCATCTCAGCCAGATAACAGTGTTCCCAATGCTGATATCTAAACCTAGGAACATAAATGATAGAGATAACTTCCCAGATATCGGTCTAAATGACAATGTTCCAAGTCATATATGGGAGGTCCTTAAATTGGCAAATGACAAGGCTCAATTTAGAGGGGAGAGAATGTGCATACACAATGCAAAAGTAAGGAGTTCTGACATGTCACATGAGATAGAGACGCATATATCATCTAAGAAGTACAACTTAGTAGTGGACCGTAAATCAAGCAGACATGTTAACAGAGAAGACAGTAAGATATACCCCTTCTTGTTTGATGAAGATAGAATCAAGATGGCATTGAAAGGTGTAGGTGCAAAGGCTTTATCAGAAAATCCTGAGATAGTGGCAAAAGAGGCTAGGAAGAAGTTATCTTTCCATCCCACCACAGACAC